TTGGGCGGTCGTACTTATGAAAGGAGATTATTTATGAATGTATGGAACGGAATTGGACGGTTAACCAAAGACCCCGACGAAAGGCAAACAGCAGGAGAAAACCCGACAACGGTTACACGCTTTACAACGGCGGTTGACCGTTTCGGCGAGGGTGCGGATTTTATCGGGTGCGTGGCATTCGGCAAAACAGCCGAATTTATCGGTAAGTATTTCCGCAAGGGTATGAAAATTGGTATCACAGGGCATATACAAACGGGCAAATATGACAATAAGGACGGCAAAACAGTATATACGAGCGATGTTGTTGTTGATCGCGCCGAGTTTGTCGAAAAAAAGGCTGATGCACCCGAAACAATCGGACAGCCGACAGAAAACCCGACTGACGAATTTATGAAGATACCCGACAATATTGACGAGGAAATCCCGTTTAATTGATCGGGATACTGGGGCGGCAATTATGCCGCCTCTTTTTGTTTGCAAAGAAAATATTTCAAAATGCAAAGAAAATAAAAATATATGTTGACATTATCAACCGCAAGGTGTACTATATGATTGTAACAAGGGTTAGCACCGAAAGGGGTACGATATGGCAAAGTTGGAAATCGGTAAAAGGTACAAGATCAATGACAGGGGCGACGTGGTTATCGCTGAATACGTCGGACGCGAGGGCGGTTTTGAATGTTGCGTATGTGGCAAGGGATGCAAGGCACATTGTTTTAACGTTTTTCACGGCAACGATTACGAGTGGGAAACATGGGGTTTCGGCGACAACCATATGCCACAGATCATAGCAGAAGCATAAACCAGCAAGCCGAGGGCGGCGGCTAAACCGCCCAAAGGAGTGATTATGACAGCACAGGAACTTATGAAATCAGCACCAGCAGGCGCAAGCCTTATACAGACATACAAGAACGGCAATATCAAGGTTGCATACCGTGTTAAATGCTGGAAGTGTGCAGGACAGGGCGTTATATCAGCATACGCACACGTTTACGCTGGCGAGTGCTTTGAGTGTAACGGCACAGGTTGGGTTGATGAAACCGAAACCATTATGACACCCGAAAACGCGGCAAAGGCAGATGCAAGGCGTGCAAAGCGCGAGGCACAGATCGCCGAACAGATCGCGGCAGAAAACGCAAAGCGTGAGGCAGAGGAACAGCGCAAAGCCGAGGAGCAGGCAAAGCGCGAAGCCGAGATCGCGGCGGTAAAGGCAATCAGCCAGCACGTCGGCAACATCGGCGACCGCGTGGAAATGACTTTGACGCTTGACCATACGGCAACATGGGAACAGCCGTCATACGCTGGATATGGCACAGATACGATGCACATACACGCTTTTAAGGATACAGACGGCAATACGTTTATATGGAAAACGTCAAACGGCGTATATGTTGCGCTGGGTAACGGTCAATATAAGGTTGCTGAAAAAGGCAACACGGTAACGCTTAAAGGTACAATCAAAGATCATAGCGAATACGACGGCGAAAAGCAGACCGTACTGACAAGATGCAAGATCATTGATGTTATAGAAGCATAAAAGGGGGTGCAACATGGCTGACGTAAAAGTTATACGAGCAAATTATGAGGATATGTGCAAAAGATATGCGGAAAGCGCATACCGCAGGGAAAGAGAATACGGCGCATACCTTGACAGGTTTTTGCACAGCGACGGCGTTGTTGACGGCATGGCGGCGACAGATCGGGCGGATAAATTGCCGTTGAGTTATAATCGTTATTTTAGTTGAAAGGAACTAGGAATATGAGAAAATCAGTTTTTAAGGGTTGGATATGCAGAACATGGACGGAAACATCAACAAACGGCTGGCTATCGGAATTTGACCGATTTGACACCGAGGACGAGGCAAACAAGCACGGGCAAGCAATGATGCGGTTGCCGTTTAATGACGGGGAGTTATCAAGGGAATTTGAGGTTTACAAGGATTTTGAGGAGGTATCAGTATGAAAACGATTGACGAGATACAGAACGAGATCACGGCTATATGCTACCAGTACGGGTTTACCCTTGCAGATACGCTGGCGTTGGCATTGTCGGCGTATATATCACAACAGATCATGGATGCAAGGCAGGACGTGTTTGATATGATTATCGACCATTTAGACAAAAAGGGGGTGCAATGATGTTAAAGGATTGCTGGACGTGCGAACACTTTTTTTACGACAGATCAACCGACGCGTCGGATTGCAAAAAGGCTGATTATTTGACCGAGGCACAGTTTGAGGAACATTTTGTTAACGACAAGCCGAATTGCCCATGCTGGTCACAGATTGAGGAATACACGGAGGGTATATACGAATGATCATTAAATTAACGCCGTCACAGGCTGAATTGCTGACCGACATATTGGCGATGCAATTACAGATTGAAACCGAGCATTTGGATAATTGCCTTGACAGTATATCAAAGCATAACACCCGTAATATAATCAAGCGGATGCAGACAATCAAGGCAAAGTTGGAACAAAATAACGAATGATATTGAAAAGGAGTATAGATATGATAACAAGTGTAATTGATTATTTACCGACAGCGGCAGACAAGGCGATCAGCCGCGAAACGCTGGCAACGCTAACAGGTCACAGCGACCGCAAAGTTAGGTCAACAATCGCGGCGTTAAAAGCCGAATATCCGATTATTAACGTGGGCAACGGCTATTATATAGCAACAGACCCCGACGACCCGAATTTGACCCATTACATACGACAGGAACAGCACAGGGCACGGGAGATATTAAAGGGCATAAAGAGCCACAAGCGGTTGTTAAAACGAGATCAGATCGACGGGCAATTATCCCTGTTTGATTGAGGCTTGCAATCGGTCTGATGATATGTTATTGTTATGTTGTCGGTTATGGAGTGCAGTCCATGATCGGGCGAAAACAACATAACTGGCACATAAAACTCATAATCATCGGTCTGCACGCCTTTGATTATGGGTTTTTTATTTGAAAGGTACAATTATGGCTGATAAAAAATCATTTGTGATATATGATAATTGGTCACGGCTGTTTTGCGGTTTGCCCGATGAAACGGCTGGAAAACTGATAAAAGCGGTATGCGCGTATAAACTGGGCGAGGGCGCAGAGGTTAACGACCCTGTTATTGCGGCGATATATGCCATGATATGTGAGCAATTAGATGCGGACGCTGACAAATACGCAGATATTTGCGAAAAAAGGTCGCAGGCAAGAAAAAACAAAACGCAACAAATGATAACAAATGACAACAAATGTAAACAAGTGTTATCAAGTGCGACTGATAATGATAATGTAAATGATACTGATAATGATAATGACAATGATAATGATAATGTAAAGGTTAATGATAATGTAAAGCATAAATACGGGGAATACGCGCACGTCAAATTAACCGATAAAGAACGCGATCAGTTGTTTAACGATTACGGCGAGGCAGAAACACACGACGCTATTAAATACCTTGACGAGTATATCGAAATGAAAGGATATAAAGCCAAAAGCCATTATTTATGTATGCGCAAGTGGGTATTTGATGCGGTCAAAGAACAAGGATACAAAAAACAGTATTCGGCACAAAGCCAGCCACAAACGTTGTATGATAAGTGGATGAACGCATAAAGGGGGTGTAAAATGAGCCGAGAGGAAATCAAAAAGTTTTTGCTGACTATCAATTCACTGTATGCTAACTTCAAACCCGATGATTTTACCCTTGCGGTTGATTCATGGTGCTGGGCATTGGCTGATTATACGGCAGAACAGGCAATGGGCGCATTAAAAATCTACATGAAAACCAGCAACACGGGGTTTGCTCCGAGTGCGTCGCAGATCATTGGCTGTATCAACAAGCCAAAGGATAACGAGTATATATCCGAGGGCGAGGCGTGGGCAATGGTTAAACGTGCAATACAAGACGGCAATTATCACAGCGCGGAAAGGTTTGAGGAATTGCCGTCGCTGGTACAAAAGGCGGTCGGCGGCGCAAATATGATAAGACAATGGGCAATGTCTGATACTGACGACGTTAACACCGTGATCGCGTCGAACTTCCAGCGCAATTACCGCACAATAGTACAGCGGCAACAGTTTGATGATAAAGTGCCGCCAGCACTTGCGGATATGGTTAAGGGTGTAACGCAAAAGATCACGGGGCAAATTGAAGAAAATAGTTGACAATATAAATCAATATGTTTATTATATATAAGGGGAGTACAAATGTTAATCAAGGCAACACAAGCGGTATGTAGGCAATGCAAATACCGAATGAAATCAAACAGCGGTTACGGATATATGTGCAATTACGCGGCGATAACGGGGCATTTAAGGGCGTTTGATGATAAGGGGCAGATCAGATTGCCGCAAGGATATTGTGATTGTTATAGCCGAGGAAAGCCGACAAGAACAGGCTGGACTTCGGACGACAATACATTTGTATGGCAGGAAAGGAGGGAAAATGAGTGATCGCAAAAAGCCATATGTGGTATCACAAAAAGAGGGTATCTATTATTGCCATATGCGCGGATACAGTAATATTCCTGTGTTTGGTAGCGTGGGCGATAAGAAAAAAGCACAAAGTATATGCAAGATTATGAATAGGAGCGTGGGAGCATGAAAGTATATTATTTAGGGGTTGTAACAACATTTTTAGCCATTGCTGGAATGGCAGAGGCAATAACAGGGCGCGGCAATTACGGAGCGGCGGTTATATGGCTGATAATCGGGTTAATCATGGTATTAACGGGGTATGTGAAATGAGCGACGCGATCATCAACGAAAAGGTTATAGAACGGGTTGATTTTATTGACAAAGAATTATTGTTAAACGGCGAGTGGGAACGCCAGCGCAACAACGGATACTGGGAAAAATGGAACATATCTGAATTAGATCGGGAATCGTCTGTTATGGAAAAGCGAGAACTGATCACAATATGCCAGCAAGCCGTGAGGCGGTATCCGATGATGTATCTACAAGTGCTGGCGGAGTACATAATTGAACTAATTAAAACACAGAGGAGAGTTAAAAAGCATGAAAACAGTTAATATTTACGAACAAGGGGAACAGGTAATGATCAAAGCACGCGTTGCTGATATTGCGATCGAGAACGGCAAGTTGCGGTACACGCTAAAGGACGAAAAGGCAAACAAGACGTATGGCTGGACGTTTGCCGACAGTGACATAATACCGATTAACGAGGAGCAGACTGATGAAAAAACAGATAATGCAGGCGGCATTTGCACTGATGTTGACCGCAAGGCTGGGAACGATAACGTATAACGATCATCGCGAAACATGGTACGATTTACCGATGCAACGGATTGTTGAATGCGCCGACAGATTGGAAGGAGTGATTTAATGCGAGAAAACATCGAATGGCTGATAGAACAGTACACGGACAAGATAGAGAATTTAGAACAGGACGCAAGGGAACAATCTCTGGGAATGACTTACATCATGGGAGCAATAAGGGCATACAGTGAGGTTGTCGAGGATTTACGGGGTATTTTGGAGGACGATATATGACAAACATAACCATATATGACACCGAAGCAGAACGTCTGAACGAAGCGGCGGCAAAGGTAGGCGAAAGTGTTGCCACAGTGATTGAGTGGCTTGTTGAAGAGAATCTTGAGGATACAGTGGATGATGTTTTAGGAAAGCTAAAGAGAGGTGCTGAATGACATATTGCACTTGTTGGGTAGAATATCCAAACGAAGCGCATCAATTCAAGAATGGACATTGGAAATGCGTTGACAGATACAAATGTATCAGACCATTGGAAATAATACCATTACAAGGGTTGCCTTTTCCAAAGTATGTGAGAAAAACGATGTGTGAACGTATAGAGCCACAGGAAAGTGAGGAAGAATAAAAGGAGCGTGGGAGTATGGGTTACATATAGGGTATGCGCTTGTAGGTGCGTTTCTGTTAGGGGTGCTTGTAGGATTCGGAGTAGGCAGATTTATTGATAAGGAGTGAGGGTAATGATTGGAATTATGTGCAGTATATCATTCTTTTTGGGTAGTTTATTTTCTTTTGTTTATTGCGATTGGTACGAAAAAACACATGAGGATATGAATCTATGAGATTATTGGAAATAATAGTAGGTGGGTTTTTAATTTACGCTATAATCACCTTTTTTGTTGATTTCTAAAAACGGAGATTATAGATAAATACAGATAAGGAGTGAACGATATGGAAATGTTTTGTTTTGGTTTAATGGGCGGCATGATATTAGCCACGATATTCGTTGCAGGGGGTGCGGTTTATGCTCAAAGAGATACTCAAAGAACAAATGACGTGGATTCTGATTGCAGGGTATATGTTCCTAGTCGGGATAGGGATAGGAGCGGCGATAGATCAGATTATCTCGGACTGGACGATGAAGCGGTAAAGGGTATCTTAACAGTTATGAGAATGTCGGTAAGATACAGCGAGGTTGAACGATTAGCGATTGATTATTGCATAGATAAGTTGGAGGGCGATAATGAATAGTGATGATATATTAAACAAGATATACGGTGTTATAGCAGGCTGGAAACAAATGCAATACGAAAAGGATAAATACACCGATGATCAATTACGGCTTGTTGCAGAGGTAGCGGTTGAAAGAATAATCAAAATCATTGAAGATAACGGCAAAATGTGATATTATGGGGGCGAAATGAAAGATTTTAAGAGCGTTGGCAAAATGGTTGACGGCAACGAGGGCGACAAGTGCAATTATCCGTATCGGTTAGATACATACGGTTGCGGTTGCCAGCATGATTGCAAATACTGTTATGCAAAATCGTTGCTGGACTTTCGCGGTTTGTGGAACGCGCAAACGCCGTCGGTCGCAAATATCGCGGATATAAGCAAAGAGATCAAAAAGGTTAAACGCAATCAAGTTATAAGGCTGGGCGGCATGACCGATTGTTTCCAGCCGCTTGAGGTTTTGCATCGCAACACATACAAAACAATACAGATATTGAACCGCCGACGCATACCGTATTTGATTGTTACAAAGTCCGCGCTGGTTGCTGATTACGCCGACATACTTGACAAAGATTTGGCACATATACAAGTTACGGTTACGACGCTTGACGACGATTTGGCGGCAACGTATGAAAAGGCTAGCAAGCCGAGCGACCGTGTAAAAGCGATTTTAAGGTTGCAAAACGACGGTTTCGACGTGCAATTAAGATTATCTCCGTTTATACCACAAAACGTCGATTTTGACCGTTTAAACGCGTTAGGCATAGACAAAATATTGATCGAGTTTTTACGGGTCAATACATGGGTCAAAAAGTGGTTTGACATAGATTACAGCGAATACACGGTAAAACAAAGCGGATATTGCCATTTACCGTTAAAAAAGAAAATCGCATTGATCAAAAATATCACGGGGTTTAAGGAAATGTCAGTATGTGAGGACGAGGACACAGCATACAAATACTGGCAGAACAATTTTAACCACAACCCCGATGATTGTTGCAATTTAAGGAGATAACATGGATTTAAAAATCGAATACGTTGATAAGCAGGAATTAAAGCCATACGCAAACAACGCAAAGGTACACACGGCGGAACAGATCGAGCAGATAAAGCGGTCAATCGCCGAATTTGGCATGAACGACCCGATTGCTGTTTGGCATGAAAACGAGATCGTCGAGGGGCACGGGCGGTTGCTGGCGTTAATGGAAATGCCCGAAATAACGCAAGTGCCGATTATTCGCCTTGACGAAATGACCGACGAACAGCGACGGGCATATATGCTTGTTCACAACAAATTAACGATGAACACCGATTTTGACGTTGATTTGCTGGATATTGAACTTGACAACATACTTGATATTGACATGGCTGATTTTGGCTTCGATTTGTCGGACGCTGGCATCGGATTTGACAGCGACACAGACCACGCTTCATTAAATGATCGGTTTATAGTGCCGCCGTTTGACATATTTGACGGCAGGCAGGGTTATTGGATAGACCGCAAACGTATGTGGAATGAAAAAATCGGAGATTTGGGGCAAGCGCGATCGGATGCAAAGGCATACAGCATTGAAACTGTAAAAAGTGGAACGAGTATACTTGACCCCGTTTTAAGTGAAGTTATACTCAAATGGTTTACGCCAAACGATACCAGTTTTTGCTTTGATTGCTTTGCAGGCGATACGGTATTTGGCTTTGTTGCTGGTACGCTGGGGCATACCTTTACGGGCATCGAATTGCGACAGGAACAGGTCGATTTTAACAATGAACGTACTGACGGCATGGATTGTGTATATATATGCGACGACGGGCGCAACGTCGCAAAGCATATCGAGGGGGGGTCGCAGGATTTATTGTTTAGTTGTCCGCCGTATTATGATTTAGAGGTTTACAGCGACGACCCAAACGATGCAAGCAATCAGCCGACATATAAAGAATTTTATCAGATATTAGACGATGCTTTCACAGATGCAATCAAGTGTCTAAAGGAAAACAGGTTTGCTGTTATAGTCGTGGGCGACATACGCGACAAAAAGGGCGCATATTACAATTTCCCGAATGATATAATACATACCTTTACCCGTAACGGCATGGTGCTATATAACAACATCAAGTTATTAACGCCGCTGGGAACAGCGCAGATACGCGCCAGCAAATACATGAAAAGCCGAAAGGTTGCACACGTTTATCAAGACGTGTTAGTATTCTATAAGGGCGATATTGCCAAAATAAAAACGGAATTTAAAGAGATCGGGGCAGATTATGACGGCAAAGATATGGAATTTTAGAAAATGGATAAGTGAAACTGACCCCGACAGACTGAAAAACGTGTTTGACAAGATCATACACGATGCAGGGTTTACAGTGCTGGCAATATCAGAGCATTATTTTACGCCGCAAGGATACACGCGGCTGTATTTGTTGTCGGAAAGTCATTTTGCATTACATACTTTTCCCGAGGCAAATAAAACATACATAGAGTTATCGTCGTGCAACAAAGCGATGTATAAACAGTTTAAGCGATACATAAAACACGGTTGATCACAAAGAAAACTGACAGCCGACACCCAAAGAACCGAGGTGGTATAAATGGCAAGAACAGGCAGACCAAAAAAGGAGTTTGATAAAAAGGCGTTTTCAGACCTTGTTGGGCTGGGATGCAATCAAGAGGAAATATGCTGGTATTTTAGGGATGAAACAGGCAAAACGGCGAATATAGACACGCTGACGCGCTGGTGCAAGCGCACATTTGGCATGACTTTTCAAGAGTATTTCAAGCAAAATGGATTTATGGCGTTAAAAATACAGTTAAGGCGCAATCAGTTTGAATTATCAAAAAAATCAGCGGCAATGGCAATATGGCTGGGTAAACAATACCTTGACCAAAAGGATAGCATCGAGGTTGAATCCAGCATAACAGACAATACAAGGGAAGAAATCGGCGTATTGATTGATGAACTTAACAAGACAAGAAGCGGTACAGATACTGACGTTGATACCGTATAAATTCGGGCAAGCGGTCGGGTTTAATAAATTAGAGCAATTACATAACGAGTGGCTTATTGATATGATTTTCGGTACAGAGGACGAAACGCTACAAGCACACCGAGGGTCATACAAGACAACGTGCGACAGCGTGGCATTTGCCGTTATTATCATATTGTATCCTAATGACAAAACCCTATTTATGCGAAAGACCGACGACGATGTGAAAGAGGTTATCACGCAGACAAAACGGATACTAAAGCACCCGATTACGCGCGAATTTGTAAAGGCGATTTGGGGCATTGATTTACGGCTGGCAAAAGACAGCGCAACCGAGATCACGACTAATCTGACAAATGACCCGAGAGGCGCGGCACAATTAACAGGCATGGGCATGGGTGGCTCAATAACGGGTAAGCACTTTGACAGGATATTCACGGATGATATAGTTAACGTTAAAGACCGAACATCAAAGGCAGAGCGTGAGCGCACAAAACTGATTTATCAAGAATTGCGCAACATCATAAACCGCGGCGGTCGAATATTCAACACGGGTACGCCGTGGCACAAGGATGATTGCTTTAAGTTGATGCCAAACCCCAAAAAGTACGATTACAAACGCACGGGGTTAATCAGCGATCAAGAAATAGCCGAGTTGAAAGAATCCATGTTGCCGTCACTATTTGCCGCTAACTATATGTTGAAGCATATTGCGGCAGAGGACGTTATATTTACGAATCCTGTTACAGGCGGCGATACGGCAAAGATAGAGCAATCAAATTATTGCCATATTGATGCGGCTTACGGCGGTAGCGATTACACAGCATTTACGATATGTCGCAAAACAGACGGCAAGTATTATATTTTTGGCAAGTTATGGCGCAAGCACGTTGACGATTGCGAGGATGAGATCATAAACTGGCGAAAGCGGTTTAATGCTGGGCGGATATATTGCGAAACAAACGCCGATAAGGGTTATTTGGCTAAAGACTTGCGGCGCAAGGGCGAAAGGGTAACGGAATACGCCGAAAATGAAAACAAGTTTATCAAGATCGTATCGTACCTTAAAGCCGAGTGGAAAAATGTAATATTTGTCGAGGGCACTGACGAGGAATACATCGAACAGATTACAGATTATAACGAGAATGCAGACCACGACGATGCGCCCGACAGTTTGGCAAGCATTATTAGAGTATTGTGGGGCAAACGGGATACACCGTATAAATCAATCATATATCAATAAGGGGGAATAAAATGTTAACCTATCAAGACCTTGTTAACGTAGGGGACAATGAAAACAATCGTATGGATTTTGTAATGAACATCATACACCAGCACAAGGTAAGCGATGATTACAAAATCGGGGCGATTGCAGAGGAATATTACAAAAAGCGCAATATAACGCTTGTGAAATTCCAAAAGATGCTGACAACATTGACGGGTGGTCGTGTTGTTGATAAGTGGTCGCCGAATCATAAGGTTGTCAGCGGCTTTTTCAAACGTTTTGTAACCCAGCAAAATCAATATTCATTGGGTAACGGCATTTCGTGGGGCGACAATCCGTTTGCTGACGATAAACAAAAGGCAAGGTTTGACAGCGAGGTTAAAAAGGCAGGGTTATACGCGTTGATCGGCGGCGTTTCGTTTGGATTTTGGAATCTTGACCATTTGGACGTGTTCAAAATTACGGAATTTGCGCCGTTATATGACGAAGAAAACGGGGCGTTACGCGCTGGCGTGCGGTTTTGGCAGATAGATGCAGACAAGCCGTTGCGTGCAACACTGTATGAGGAGAACGGCTATACCGAATACTGCTGGAAAGACGGAAAAGGCGAGATATTGCAGGACAAGCGTAAATATATCATTACTGTTAGTCAATCAGACATTGACGGTACGGAGATCATTGACGGAGAGAATTACCCGACATTCCCGATTGTGCCGTTGTGGGGCAACCCCGAAAAGCAATCCGAACTTGTCGGGATACGCGAGGGCATTGACGTTTACGACTTTATTAAGAACGGCTTTGCAAACGACCTTGACGGCGCACAGTTGTATTGGATAATTAAGGGTGCTGGCGGTATGGACGACCCCGATTTGGCACAATTCCTTGACCGCTTGCGTTTAGTAGGCGCGGCATCGCCAGCCGAGGGTCAATCGGTCGAGGCGGTAACGCTTGATTTGCCGTATGACGCAAGGGATAATCTGTTAACAAGGCTTGAAAACGACCTATACCGTGATTATATGTCGCTTAACCTTGCAGATATTAAATCGGGTAGCGTGGTAACGGCGCAGATCAAAGCGGCATACAAGCCGATGGACTTGAAAGCCGATGATTATGAGTATATGCTGGGCGATTTCCTTGACCATATACTGACGCTGGCAGGCATAGACGCAACACCGACATTTACGCGGTCAATGCTGGTTAACACAACCGAGGAGATCACGGCGGTATTGTCAGCCTCAACGATGTTGCCCAAAGATTACGTTGTGCAGAAGATCGTCACGTTGTTAGGCGACGGCGACAGGGCGCAGGAGATTGCAGAGCAGGCAGAGGCAGACGGGCTGTTTTTAGGCACAGAGGTTGAATAATGGACGTTGCCCACAAGGAAACAGATAAAATCCTTGAAGATATAGAAAAGCGATTACGCAAGGAATACAGACAAGCCACAAAGGAAGTTGAGCAAAAACTTGATGATTACTTTGCGGCTTTTCGCCGTAAAGACGAAAAAAAACGGGCGTTATTAGATGCTGGCGAGATCACGCAAAAGGAATATAACGACTGGCGGTACGGTCAAATGTGTGTCGGCAAACGTTGGGAAGATATGCGCGACAAGTTGGCGGCTGATTTATCAAAAACAGATGTTATTGCACGCAACATCGCTGACGGATATATGCCCGAGGTTTACGCTATTAATCATAACTTTGCAACGTATCAGATAGAAACAGGCGCAAGGCTGGATACGTCATATACGCTGTATGATGCGCAATCGGTTGAACGGCTGGTGCGTGATAATCCGCAGATTTTGCCGCAGATCGGGCGCACAACGCAGGAGTTGATTGATAAAGGTGTGCTTAAAAAGTGGAACATGAAAAACATACAATCAACGGCGATACAAGGCATATTGCAGGGCGAGAGCACAACCAAACTGGCAAAGCGTATGGCAAATGACGTGGGCGCAAGCAATTACAAAGATTGCGTGAGGCACGCACGAACAATGACAACAGCGACACAAAACGCAGGGCGTGTTGACGGCTTCAAGCGTGCAAACGATATGGGCATTGATGTTGTGCAAGAGTGGGTTGCAACAATCGACGGCAGGACAAGGCACGAACACAGGATACTTGACGGACAACGCCGAAAGGTGGGCGAGCCGTTTGAAGTCGAGGGCGAAAAGATCATGTATCCAGCAGACCCGACAGCGCCGTATCACTTGATTATGAATTGCAGATGCACGCTTATTGGTCAGATAAAGGGGTTTGAGCGAAACACGCAGGTATACCGCGAGGATAAAGACCTTGACGGCATGACATACGACGAGTGGAAACAGGCGAAAGCACCCAAAAAGGCAAAAACAACACAAGCCACGCAAACGCAGACAAAATCAGCACAGCCGAAAACCACGGCAAACGCAATCCATACAAACAATATGGATAGTTATAATTGGTTACAAAACGCGGCAACATCCGATAAAATAGAGCATAACGCGGTTAAGACGATGCAAACGCCGTTAAAATCAGAACAGATAATAGAAAAACTGGCTGGCGGAGATCAAACAAACGGGTCGTGTGCGTCATTATCGTTATGCTATGTGGCGAACAGGTGCGGTATTGACGTTACTGATTACAGGGGCGGATTAAGTCAAAGGCTATTTTCGCGGTCAAGCAACCTTGATAAAGTATTTGAAACGGCAAATGCAAAGGCTGTAACGCATACCATTAAAAAAGAGGCTGGCGACACGGCAAAAATATTACAAGGTATCGAAAAAGACAAAGAATATATTTTAGTGGCTGGCAAACACGCGGCGATAGTGCGTAAAACAGACGACGGTTTGCAATATCTTGAAATGCAATCAGCAAGAGAAAACGGCAACGGGTGGAAACCTTTTGAAGCTAACGGGCGAACGGTTGCGCAGACATTGAATCGGCGGTTTGGATGCACGAAAAGTCAAAAAACAAGTTATGGTTTCAAACTTACCAGCAAAGCGACGCTGGTTGATGTTGAATCATTCCAGCCAACCGAGGAATTAAAGGGCATTTTAGGGTATATAAATACGGATGCAAGCAAACAAATGAAGGGGGCAAGCGGTGGCATCAAATAACAGGTGGTACAAGGAAAACCCAAATGATCGGGTTTGGTGGCTGGATAATACCGATGAAGTGACGGGCGAATTTGTTATTAGTTTTGATAAAAAGACGCAATACAACATTTTTTCTGATCGGGATAAAATGACAGCCGAACAACTGGCGTTGTTTTACAAGGAAAACCCATTTTGGCGTGAGTTTTTTGAGGGCGAATAATGGCAGACGTAAAGATCACAGACAATACCGATAAATTCAAAGCCGCAATGGATGATGCTGTTAATCGTGCATTAGAGGCGATCGGGATACAAGCCGAGGGATACTCCAAACTTGAACTTGAAAACAGCCCACGCAGGATTGACACGGGCAATTTGCGGAACAGCATAACCCACAGCGTTAATAATGACGAAAACGCGGTATATATCGGCACAAACGTGGAATACGGCATATATGTGCATGAGGGCACGGTCAAAATGGAGGCTAACCGCTTTTTGAAAAATGCCGTAGAAAAAAACAAAGGTGAGTATGCCGAGATCGCAAAATCTATGATGAAATAACAGCCGATATAAAAAACGGTTGATATTTTTATAAAAAAGTGATTAAATAACATTAGGTATTTGAGGGTCACAAGGAATCGTGAACAAAGAAAG